GTTTGCGACTTGCAAGCCTACTATTCATCCTGGCTTTGCCTGCCGCCATCTTCTGCGCACCTTTTGTTGCATAAACTCCACCTTTTGGAGTGCTCTTGTTGTTTTTGCTCATATTAGTTGTTCTTGTTGTAGATAGTTTAGATTTAAAAAATTTAAAGTGGTTTCGTTTGCAAACGCTGACTGCCACTTATAAAAATTTTAGTACGTCACACGCAAACTCGAATCGGTTATCAAATTCAGAACTACCCTCACTACCACTGTAAAGAGCTTTGATCCAACGTTCGTCTCGCCAGATACCTAAGATTTCCTTAATTGGAATACCCTCGCAGACGCCAACAAGTTCATCACGATAGTTACTAGTCAGGAAAGCAATGTAATCTGATAGTATCTTTCGTACCTCTTCGTTTCCAAACGAGTCTATTCGTAGTGCACTAGCACGAAGCAAATGCCAGCGAACATCATCAACACACGATCCATAGAGGAGTGAAGATAGCACGCGCTCCCTCGTGGGACATGGCAGGTAGATGCCCAGTTCGTCGCTATAAACGAAGCCGTTACTTAAAAAACTACACTCCTCCACTTTACGTGGTGTCTCGCAGGGTGTCTTAGTTGTAACTCCAATGGCTGACCACACTCTACCAACGTTGCTTGGGTGAAACCAACCTACAACTTCATTGCTACAGGTGTACGTATTATCATCACCGTTCATAGCTGCCTCAACATTATCTTGGTAGTATGTATATAGTGGATTGACGTTCTGTTCGTTGCTTAGAACGATGAAAGCATACGCAAACAGTCTTTCGAGAATCAGTGTGTTGTCCACGATGGTGTTGCTGCTCCCAGAGGGGTTTCCTGTGTTCTTTTGCACAAGACAACCGTCTTCCAAGACCATTACAGTCTCAACCAGTGCCTCGTAGATGTTCCACAACCGGATCTTGTTCTCAGGGGTTTTGTCACTACTTTGTAACATTTCCCAGCGTAGTTCGCATTGGCCGAACATCATCGCACGTGAGCAAGATGCGTCATAGCTAGCTTCGTCTAGCTCAAAGGCATTATTTCGGAATTCCTCAGACCTCGGCTGGCCTCGTCTAGAGAGTCGTGCGTGTAACAAGTCCCATCCTTGTAGGAATTTCGTTGCACCGACAAAGGAACTAGTACCTAAGACACTTGCTCGGGGTGCTGAATTGTAGAACCTGATGTTGAAATTGAGACACAATCTATTTGTAGCGTATGAGTGTTCGATGGGTGCAGCTGTGAAGGTGCGAATTTTGTTCAGCGCAATTTTCTCCACCTTTCGTAGTTCTACTTTCTGAGCAACACAGAAGATTGGCAAGATGCGGTCGGGTGACAGCAGAGATCCATCCACAAATGTTCCATGTGAGATATTGTCCCAGTACTCTGACAGTATAGACCAGTCCGATGATTTGCTCATCTCAAGTTTACTGTGGTACTTAATGTTGTGTGGGTACCCACAGGATGTTTGCATGTCCATAGCGGCAACTACCTCGTCATGGCTCATGGTGTTACTACCGTTTAGTACCACATGGTACTTACGCGTAATCCATGTGCCCGCGAGTTCCCATGCTCCAATGTCTAAGTTGGGTTGTGGTGCGTCGTACTTACTAGCATCTTGGTAACATGCTGGTAGATTCCGATCTACCATGCGGTATTTGGTTGGTTTCGCGTAGCCGAATTGGTCCAGAAACAAGTCAAAGCTACTGTTTTTAATTTCACGATACTTATGGTGTACGTGTCGCTTGACTCTGCCGAGAAAGGTAATGTTCCCTTTGTTCATATATTCTCGGAAAAGATCACTAGGTTTGCCCCCCTCCACTCTTAAAAAACTTCCGCTGTACCACTTGGTATACCAGCTTTTGTATGTTAATAGATTTGGGAGAGGGTTTAACGAAAAAGCGGCTGAGAGCCACTTCCGAGAATGTTGTCAGCAATAGTCTTTGTCACAGGAATAAAACCGTTCTTTCCTTGTGCAGCTGACACGTGCCAACCAACCATTCGACCATGCTCGTTCAGTAGTGGTGCCCCACAGTTACCATCGCGCGAGCTAGCACTACTATACGCCTTTTCCATACCTGGGGTTGTTACCACCTCAAGCACTCGGCCTTGTGATGCTCCTAGTACAGGCTTGCCGCTCTCGAAAGAGTAGGCCAGTAGAGTGACGTGACTTCCTACTTCTGGTTGTGTCATTTTTAGACATGGTAGGTGTGAAATAGTAGGTGGACGCTTGAAACTAATAAGATCGTTACCAACTACTCGGCCGTCCGATCGCTTCAGTGAGAACGTCACTGGCCCTTGCATGCTAGTAGCTCCAAAAGTCACTTCGACTTCAGTTGTGTCGTCGTGGCCTGCCTCTGTGAAAAGATGATTCATAAACAGGATCTCATTGTACGCTAACACACAGTTCATCGAGCACTTACCATCAGTACGCTTCACTACCCCCAGTGAGTTACTTACACCAGCTAGAGGGAAAATGGGAGAGTTGGCAATCTTACCCTCATGTTCCTCAATGACTTCCAGAGTAGCCTTAGTGTTAACAGTCTCAGTGGGCTGTTTTTCCTTGACCCACGCAGCTGGTCCATCTATGTGTGGCCAGAGACACTTGTCACCGCGTGTGCACGTTCCATTACGGTGATCGCGACAAAATTTACCAGCAGCAGCACGCTTCTCCAACTCGCGTTGCTTCTTGCGCAGATTCTTCTTGAATCGCTTGGCAGACTCATCCTTTGTTTTCCACTGGTTAGATAGGGCTTCATTGTGCTCTCGCCATGAAACGTGGTGTTCATGCGGACGCTCCGGGTCCCAGTGGTGACTGTGGCTACCTGCACGATCGTCAGCTAGGTCTGCTGTGTCGTGAGCGAAGTCAATCTCCCGTTGTCGGTCTTTCTTACTGAGGTTAGCAAGGTTGGCTTGCACATCTCCTGCATCGTCCTCGTTAGCTGGTACTCCGTCGGCAGGATCGTAATCGATCCACGCCTTCTTCTTGCCGCTAGTTTGCTTCGCAGCTTTACGTGCGTGCTTGAGCTTAGAGTCTTCTGTCTTCTTACGACCTTCCTTGACCTCAGGATGATTGTCTGGTTCGCATCCTGGTTCTCCTTTACGGAAAATGCTATCTGGGCGTGCTACGTAGTGCGTGCAGTGGTGACCCTTACAGGAAACATTACATGCCGAAGTTTCGCACGGTAGCTTGCATGGACAGTCCGGAGCGTGAAAACACTCATTCTTCTCATCTTTGAGAGTGGGTGTATCGCTCTTGCGGTACCACGCTAGCCATACCATCA